TATTCTATTCTCTAAACTACAAAAACACGAAAAATAAGTTATATAATTATGAAGCTTGACATATTACTTCCTACTTCACTTTCAGAAATACCTTTATGTAGGTATCAAAAGTTCATAGAAATGAAAGAACAAAGCAATGACGAAGAACTCATAGCTAATAAAATGATTCAAATATTCTGTGGTATAGAACTAAAAGAAGTAATGCAAATTAAGGTAAAAGAACTAAATGGCTTAATTAAACACTTTACAGACGTATTTAGTGAAAAGCCACAACTTGTAAGGCAGTTCAAAATTAAAAACATAGAATTTGGTTTTATACCTAAAATAGACGACATAAGTTTTGGTGAATACGTTGACCTTGAACACCACTTTCAGAATTGGTCTACCTATCACAAGGCTATGGCGGTAATGTTTAGACCTATCAAAGAAAAACACGGAGACAAATACACAATAGTAGACTACGAACCTAATGAAGATATGCAAGAACTTATGAAGTTTGCACCTTTAGACGTAGCAATTAGTGCTTCGGTTTTTTTTTATCATTTAGGAAGCGAATTATTGAATCTTACAATGAACTATTTACAGAACGAAGTGACGAAGATGACGCGTTCAGTGAATACTCAGAAAGAAGCCAATTTGGCAAACGCTGGGGCTGGTATTCAAGCATCTATAAATGCGCTCAAGGAGATATCACCAAGTTTGATGAGGTCACCAGAACAAGACTTACTCAATGTCTCACCTATCTTACCTTCGAAAAACAAAAAAGCGAAATCGAAAGCCGCGAACTTAAAAGACAAATGAAACGATGAATTATTTTGATATTATAGACAAACTTAAACAACACTTCGAAAGTGATGCAATCATAAACACCGTGACACAAGGTGACATTTTTGAAGTAGACTTAAACAAGCAGACAATATTTCCGTTAGTTCATTTAATCGTAAACACGGCAACTTTTGAAGAAAACGTCATAAGGTACAACATAAGTATTTTAGCTATGGACATAACCGATATAAGTAAAGACGCAAACACGAATAACTTTGACGGCAACGATAACGAATTGTATGTACTCAACACTATGTTAGCAGTTCTTAACAGGTGCTACGAATTGTTAAGACGTGGTACTTTATACACCGATAAATTCCAAGTAGACGGCACACCAACCTGTGAACCTTTTACTGAACGATTCGAAAACAAGTTAGCTGGCTTTACAATGACAACCGACATACTTATTCCAAACGATATGACTATATGTTAGAAAATGTACAAGCCATATTAGACGAATTTAAAGCTAACGTAATAAACGAAGCTAAAAAAAACCTATCTGCACAAAACACCTCAGGTAGGTTAAAAGATAGTTTAAAAGGTTATGTTAAAGAATCTAAAAATAGTATTCAAGTAAGCTTTGAAATGGAAGACTACGGCTTTTATCAAGACCGTGGTGTTAAAGGTAAAAAAGGTGGTAAGAGTTTAGACGGCTACAAATACACGAATAAAATGCCACCACCTAAAGCCTTCGATAAATGGACAGTAAGAAAAGGCATAGCACCACGCGACAAAGAAGGTAGGTTTATAAAACGTAAATCATTAAACTTCTTGATAGCACGGAGTATATTTAACAAAGGTATTAAGCCAACACTATTTTTTACCAAGCCTTTTGAAAAATACTATAAAAGGTTACCTAAAGAACTTACTGAAAAGTATGCACTTGATATGGTAAACCTATTTAACACAATAACAGACGAAAACTTTAAACGATTAGCCAAATGAATTTAGCACGAAGTCCACATATTATAGAAATAGCAGAATCAGGTCAAGAAGGTTCTAAAGTAGAATTGTTTTTGTGGAATAGTGGTAGTCAACCTACCAATCCTCAATATACACTATCTAAACTTATACCAGCTTCAAACAAAATAGAAACCTATTATAATATATCGCCGTATGTTCGGGAATATTTTACATTTACTAAATGGCAAAATGCTACAGGTTTAACTTATGACATAGATATAGACGTTAATTTTATTGTGCAGTATGCAGTTAAAAGATATAAATTAGTAGGTGGAACATATACTTTAATTGATACAATTACAGGCACATTTTCAAATGGCTTTGGTTATTACGAAGATGGTTACAATCCTGCAACACCTTCTGTATTATTAGACGAAGGCACTTACTACTATAACTACGATTCTACAATACCTACTTCACAAAATAACGGAACGTGGGGTTCTATAGATATTCAAATAAGTGTAGGTGACGTTGTAAGGTATACCGATTTAGTAACAGGCAGTAGTTTTGATTTTACTGCAACAACGGCTGGTACAAAAAGCTTTTCACGAATTTATTTGACTTATGTAGCAAATGGCAACAAAGTAGAATGGTTGCCTGGTGGTAGTGTAGTAAGGTGGACAGGTTACTTTAAACCACAATGCGAACCTAAATACCAACCTGTCACAGTAGACTTTGTTAATCGTTATGGTAGTTGGTCAAGAATCTTTTTTCAGAAGGCAAAAACACGAACCATAGAAGTAAAGAAAAACGAATACAAGTTAAATCCAGATAGCCTACCTTTTACACCACAAGACACAAGACAAAAAGCACAATTCAATATAAACGGCACAGAAACAATTAAACTTAATACAGGTTGGGTAAACGACGGATATGGTGAATACTTACAACAATTATTCTTAAGTGAATATGTTTCTATATGCGACTTTGAGAATAACGAAGACTATGCTTCAGTTAAAGTTAAACCAAGTTCACTTAAAAAGCAAGTAGGTCTAAATGACGGAATGATAAACTACACACTTGAGTTTGAGTTTGCTTACGATATGATAAACACGGTAATTTAATGCGTACAGTTCAAGTATATATAGAAGGTCAAAGACTTGACTTGTTTAATGACGAAACAATAAGCGTCACAAGTAAACAACAAGACGTTCAAGACATAAGTAAAGTATTTACTGACTTTAGCCAATCGTTTAGTGTTCCGAGTACACCAAGTAATGACGCAATATTCCAGCACTTTTACCAGAATGACGTAGATAGCACAATAGACCACAACATAAGAAGAAGTGCGTTTATAGAAATAGACTTAACAACTTTTAGAACAGGCACTATAAGCCTTGAAAAAGCTGAAATAAAAGACAACCAAGCTTACTCTTATCAAATTACTTTCTATGGCGATATAACAAGTCTAAAAGACAAATTTGGTGATTCTAAATTAAATGAATTAACATATCTTAACATACATTCACACGATTATAGTGGTGCAGAAATACAAGACAGGATAACAGACGGAAGTACAAACTATGCAATACGCTGGCCATTAATTACCCAACGTGTGTTGACTTATGGTGACGGTGGCGCAAATGACATTAGTCCCAGTGGTGGTATTAGTTCTATAGCTTATACTGAATTGTTTCCAGCAATAGACTTACGTAGTATATTTATTGCAATAGAAATAAAATATGGCATAGACTTACAAGGTGTATTTTTAAGTGACAAAAGATTTACTAACTGTTTTTTGTATTGCCAAAATAAAGACAATTTTCAGTTTTTAACAGGCACACAAGCCGTTGACCTTACAAGTATTTCACAAGATGTTCAAACAGGTTTAAATCCGTTTGTATGTTCTGACTATGTAGACTTAGCTAACAACACAATAAACATACAAGAATTAGATTTAGACATTGGTAGGCACATAATAAGATTTAATGTTATTAGTCAAAGTACAGTTAGCGGTGATTATTTTATTCGTGTGTTTGAGAATGACGTTTTAATAAGTTCTTATCAAGGTAGCCAAGCAGATACATACTTAATTCTTGACACGCCAAATACAAGCGGTTTAAATAGTGTATATAGGTTTGAAGTGCAAACTACTGAAGCTATGGATTTAGATTATCGTTTGCGATATGAAATACAAGGACAATTTGAAGACCCAATAACAGGTCAACAAGTTATAAACACGAATTTTTGTGAAATAGAAACAAACACAACTTCATATAGTGCAAACATTTCTATTCTACCTTATTTGCCAGATATGAAAATAGCCGACTTCTTTACGGCGGTTTTAAAAGAATTTAATTTGACTTGTTATGGTATTGCAGAAGATGTGTTTCAAGTTGAGCCATTAGATGATTGGTATAGTAAAGGAGCTATTGTAGATATTACCAAATACACGGACATAAAATCTATTAACGTAGAAAGAATAAAGCTATTTAAATTTATAGAATTTAAATACCAACAAAGTGAAAACATATTAAACAACCAATTTAGAGAATTATTTGGTCGTGAATATGGCGACGTTTCAATAACTTTTGATTATGACGGTGGCGAGTACAAAATAGAACAACCTTTCGAAAATATGCAAATGCAAAAGTTCACAAACACGAACTTACAGGTAGGCTTTACGGTAGACAAAGACCTAAACACCTATACACCTAAGCCTATGTTATTGTATATGTATGAAGAAACAAGTGAACAAGTGCCTTTCTTTAATGGTACTACCACAAACATACTTACGGAGTATATGCCTTTCGGTCAAGATGTAAAAGTAAATAATCTAAATTTTACTTTGAATTTTAATTACGAAATAAGTACACTACTACTTCAGGCAGTACCTAATACATTGTATGAAATATATTATAAGGCATACTTACAAAATTTGTATAAGTTAAAGAATCGTAGATTGACCGTAAAGACGAATCTACCTGTAAGCCTACTTACTAACTTAAGGTTAAACGACCGTGTAATAATTCGTGACAAGCGTTATATTATCGAATCAATGAAGTCTAACCTAAATAATGGTGATGTAGACTTTGTATTGATAAATGACTTTAGAGCAGTTCTTTCAGATAGTGGTAGCAATCCACCAGAAACCATAGTAACTGATGATGTCGCACAATGTTTAGACGTTAGAATTTTGTTTCCTAATGGCGTAGAAAGTGCAACCATAACAACTACAACAAGTGGTGTAACAATAACACCAAGTACGTTGACAAGTGAAGGCACGGTAGAAGTGTGTATTCCAGACAATCCTAACACAACAACGGTACTAAAAACCGAAGACAATGTTGACTACATAAACACGGAGAATACTTTGCGAATAAGAACAGAAGGCGGTACTATAGAACTAATTACTTTAAATGTTACTTATACGTTTACTAATGGCACACAAGCAGTTAACCAAATATACATACAACAACAACCATAATGATAAAGCACATAATAGACTTACTACAAATAGACGAATTCTACGAAGGTAGCTACAATGTACATATAGCTAAAGGTCTTTATAGTTATGAAACAGGAATAAAAGAAATATATAAGCAAAAGAAAAGAATGAACCTGTTGAAAAAACGAAATAAAGAACAACTACAATGGCTGAAAAAAGAACTATAGACATAAACATAAAGAATAACGCAGACGAAGCAACACAAGACTTCAATACGTTTAATGATGCGTTAGACCAAACTGCAAAAAGTGCAAAGAATGTCAATAGCACATTTGAAGAAGTATATGGTGAACTACAACCACTAACAACAAGATTAGGTGAAGCCGAAGACCGTCTTTATGAATTGGCTTTAGCTGGTGACACTACTTCTAAAGAATATCAAGAACTTTTAACAAAAGTTGGCGAATATAGAAAGGTTCAAATACAAACCGATTTAGCAGTAGACGGTGCAGCCACTACAATGACACAAAAACTTGGTAGTGCGTTGAACGCGGCTACAAGTGGTTTTACAGCAACACAAGGTGCAATAGCTTTATTTGGTGAAGAAAACGAAGCTTTAAACGAATCACTCCTAAAAGTTCAAAGTGCTTTAGCTATTCAACAAGGTGTTCAAGGTTTAACTGAAGCCTATAGAGAATTAGGAATAGGTACAAAAATAGCAGGAGCAGCACAGGCAGCTTTTACTTTTGTAACTGGTGGTGCTTCAACTGCTTTAAAGGTATTTAGAGCAGCTTTAGTAAGTACAGGTATTGGTGCAATAGTAGTAGGTTTAGGTTTGTTGATTGCCAACTTTGAAAAGGTTAGCAAATTTGTAGGAGATGCAATAAAAAGTTTTGACAAATTAAGTGGTGTAATGAAAATTATTCTGTTTCCTATTACCGCAATTATCGAAGGCTTTAAATTAGTTAATAAAGGTTTACAGGCTTTAGGTATTACACAAAGCGAAGCGGAGAAAGAGGCTGAGAAAAGGAATGAGGCAAGTAAGGCAAGATATGAAGCAGAAAAAAAGCGTTTAGATGAAAGCAAAAAGCAATTAGAAAAACAGGCACAAGCACAAAAAAAATACACTGAAGCATATTTAGGAGAACTTGAAATACGCAGACGTATGGCGAAAAAAAATGGTGATGACATAAAAGCCATAGATGAAGAAATACTTGCGGCACAAATACAATCAGTAGAAGATGAAAAAGAAAACTTTTTAGAAAGCAAAAGAATAAGACTTAAAGAAATACAGGCACTTGAAAAACGTCTATTGAAACTTTACGGTGCAAATTCAGCTAAATACAAAACACAAGTTCGACTTAATCAAGAATATGAGCAAAGAATAAGAAACGAGGACTGGAACGAAATTAAAATATTTAATAATCGGGTTCAAACTTTGCGTTTGGATAACGAAGAGAAAGAAGCAGAAAGTTTAGAAAGACGCAGACAAAAATATCGTGAATACAGAGATAACAGACTACAAACAGCAAGACAAATAGAAGACCTTGAAAACGAATTACTTGAAGAAGGCATAGAAAAAGAACTTGAAATAAATCGCGATAAGTTTAGAAGACTTCGTGAAGATGCCGAGAAAAACACGAAACTAACTTTAGAAGAACGTAGAAGACTAAACGACCTATACACCGAACAAGAAGCAAAATCTGAAGCCGAAATAAGAAACAAGTTTAGAAACGAAGAACTACAAAAAGAAATAGACTTTTTTACTGAAAACAAATTACCTGTTTTACAAGCAATAGCAGACGAAGAAGTAAAAGTAGAAATAA